CGTTACCTTTGAGTAAGCCGAACTCTGAAGAAGTGCAAGCAGGGCGAAATGCGACGTCCCCACTATCCTCCGAGGAACGCCAGAAAATACCACCTAGTGACCACAAGCCGACAGTCCCACCTGCGGTGGATCGATCGTTCATGGACCGTCTGGCGGACACAGCTCACGCAGTGTCCGCATGGACAGTGAAAGAAGTAGGGCACAAGTCTCCAACGGGGACACCTGAAAAATTCACTTCCGTGCCTCTGCCCGACATACCAGTCGTACAGCGGCCTACGCGACCCCGAACGCCACCAAAGACTCTGAAAGTGCCACTCGCAGACGGCAACCAAAAGCTCGTCCCTGCTGCCGCTCCGGCAGTAAGTATCGCCATCCCTGGCGTCGGGTTTCGCGACCTTACGCTTCCTACTCTTCCACCTTCTCCTCCGCCCAAAGCGAAGGTTATACCGCCTGAGATTCGTATTGTGCCGCCAACTCCCCCTAAGGTAGCGACACCTCCACCCACGCGAGGTGTAGCTGCAGCTGCGCATGATGAGTTTGAGCGTTGGAAAGCCGCGAATGTCAGGACGGTGAACAACCGTGCCCGACGCCGTGAAATCAACCATCGGTTCGCTCAGGAACCACTCATCAATACGCCTTTGCCACGCTCGAAATGGTCGGACGCTGAACGCCAATCCTATCTCACCCACCTCCGGGATTCTACCCATATCTCGCGTCTCTTGTCGGCAGGTCTGAAAAAGGCGGCCATTCGTTGCTCAAAGGCGAAGGGTCTCTTTTATCGTGCGTGCAAGAAAACCGCTAGCGTAGGGAAAGATGGTTGGTCTACCGTCAAAACCGTCGCTCGCCGTATCTCGCCCCCGACCTCGCTTCCAGAAGCGTCACTCGTTCGTCAAAATCGCATCGGCGCAGTGGCCGGCGGCATGCTCGGGGGCGCACTCGCCACCGCTGCAGTCATCACAACTGGGAGGCACATGCTAGGTCAACTGGCCAAAGGGGAGTACTTTTCTGCAAAGAAGGGCGTGCCAGCCATCTTATCCCCAACAACAATCACAGCCTCAGCCACCACGATCGGTGTTGGTATGGCTGCTGGAGCGTTGCTGGGTGCTAAGATCGAACAATTGGCCCGGAACCTTAGCAGGAGAAAAGAACCCGAAGTGTCCTTAGCTACCCCAGGTGACGATCAACCTCCGCCGCCTCCTGGTGCTGATGGCGTCCGATCGAGTTGGGACAGTTCCACTTCCTCCGTCTTCGAGCCGGTACCCGCGCGCGACGCGTGGAATCCCCCACCGGCTAAAGGCGCTCCGCCACCACTGTCTGTCATTCCAAAAACCGAAAGCTCAGATACCGCCGATGTCGCCAATCTTGAGGCAAAGCTCGCTTCTATGGTCAAGAAGGGGGTTGCACCTACCAAAATCAAGAAACTCCAGCGCCGGATATCTTTGCTTCTCCAAAAATCAAAAACAGGGGTGGTGTCTCGATTCAACAAACTCGCAAGCAAGGTGGTCGATGTGACGCCTGCTACCATTTACGAGGCTCCGTCCTCGTCCTTTTATTCCGTCTCCACGTTCGATGATTCAACCTCTAACCGGCTCACCCAAAAGTCGGGAAAGGTAGTAACACCGGAGAACTGCCACCTAACAGGGCGAAAAGCGACGTCTCGTGATCCAGTTCCCATTACTCGTCTAGCAGGGCAAATCGCGATGTCCAACGAAGTAAAGTTACCTTCCTTCGAACGTTCCCCCTCATCAACCTCTGCCACCGAGGTTGGTGAGGCGTCTCGAACCTTCTCTACTCCCCTCAATGCATCTATCATCCCCACGCTACCGCTGTCGAAGGACGTCAAGAAGGTGCAATTTCGAGAAATCCCCGCAAGCTGCCTAGTCTACAATGCTGATGATCCTCCCGCCAGACTCACTAGTCTAGTCGAAGAGACTCGTGACGAATCGCGTTCCCTCACGAAGGCCTTCAATCCTATAGGGGTGTGGTGGTTCCCACCGGGTATGGCGGTCACCAACCCGTTGCATCCTACACAAACCTATTATGGCCGACAGATGGACGCAGTTGAAACGTTTAACTTCTTCAATGATGACGTTGCGGAGGAGGATCTCACCCCCAGTCAATGGCGTTCTATGGCCGTCGCCGGGGAATTGTTGACTTATGGCGGTGTCCGGATGCGCCGAGATTGTGGTTCACTAGAAGAGATTCTGTACACCCCGCGGGGGAAGAGCGGCAATTCCATCTGCTCTCCCGGTACCCCATGGGCGCCAACTGTACTAGAAGCTTTCTGGGCGGAATACGAGCCGTGTTACATTTACCAGGGGGTTGTGCGTTGTACTTGCGCATGTAGCATCGCCATAGTTGATCCAGTTAACGAGTGGGTCCATGTTCGCGAGATTGCAATTCAGCAGAAGCTCATCAACTTGTATTGGAGGGATGAACATTACGAGGAAATCGACGTGAAATCCGAGGTCCGACGCCAACGCTTCCGGCGTATGGTGGTCGATCGCGGTGTCGATTTACAAAGTCTTGCCACAACGTCAGGTATCGGTCCGAAAGGCAAAGGGAGGATGAATGAGTTAGAAGTAGCTCAACTCTACCCGACAATACAGCCTGAACCCGAATTGACTAATGACTCTTACCTCGCCCAGTTTATCTCCGATGCTGAGTATGCTGCCATTCTCGCCTACGAATCAAAACTCTTCTGGAACGACGCCAGCACCAGTCTTCTGGGTGGCATGATGACCGCTACTGACGACAACCCCTCTCGGGCGATCCTAACGGGTTACCGGCACTGGCTGAAGGATCGGGATGAGGACTTTCAGGCCGCATGGCTCGAGTGGCAAACGACACTCGCCGCCGGCCAACCCTTGCCCCGTTCCGATGGCGCCACTCTCACCTATTTTGATGAAGTAGAAGTAGCAAATCGGCTAGCCAGCTGTGCTAACCTGCTATCCGCCTGGGAAGAGGGGTGTGTCCCCAACCCCTCCAGGTGGCAGCGGTTGAGTCAGCGCGCGCAGCACTACTTCTCTTATCTCATGGGTTGGGAGGACATCAATGCCGGTATAGTCAACCGGATGACGAACGACCTCTTTTCTCGCTTTACCAATGAAATGACTCTACCCATTGCGCCGGGACAACACCTCGTCGACTGGGAACTCGCCAAAAGTAACGTCAATTACTGCGACTTCGTGGCCAACGACGGCTGTTATGCAGTTCGATACCCCCTACCATGGTCATGGTCAGGGCCGGAAGGACAAGAGACTATGGTCTGTTCACTTGTCCCGCCTACATACGTCCCCGGTCCGGCTCAGTACCCCAACTGGGCTCGGTGTCGGGCTCGAATTATGTATATCGAACATGCGGGAAAAATCTCCCAGAAGCAAGCACAATGGATGACAGACGATTTCAGGCGCACTCTGGCCCCCAAATATGCTGGCCCCAAATGGTTTAAAGCCGGTGTTATTGGTGGATGCACCCCTAACGAACCCACCTTCTGGGAAGGGGGGGAGGGGGTAGACACCGATTTCCTGCTTGCTCAAGTCATCGAACGACTAGATGCTTACATTTTGGAACCAGCCATGTGGTCATTGCGCCGAAAAGCGATAACAGGAGTCTACCAATCCCCGGTTGATTTACCCGAGATGACGCCTCATCATTGCTCTATCTGCGACCAGCCCCACTTTCCTTTCTTCGAGCAGCTGCACCCTAGCGTAGAACTCCCGTTCAAGATGCATCCGCGTATCCTGTGTGCTGGTTCTCTTTACGACGACGACCCGGAGAGGGGTGCCACCGATCTGGGCGTGCGGGTGTGCGTGCGGTATGGCCCACCGTACGCATGCTCGAACTCCAGGCAGCGAGCCGCCACGTTGCCTCAACTCCGGGCTCATTACCCGGCAGATCAAAATCCTCCCATACACATCACCGAAATCCCTTATTCCGAATTCCTCGCTGACGCTTTTGACAGGATGGCTCACACCACCTTGCCGGGAGAATTGGCTGATCTCGCAGAACGCAAACAGGCTCACCTTATTTCGAGTATGGCGCATTTCAAGGCCTTCATCCAAATGCGTAGCGAGGTGTTGGACATGGCGCACTTCGGTGCACCAACTGAAGACATCGTACGCTGGTTGGAAGAACGTTTTGCTCGGCCTCCCCCCCCTCGATCTCTCGGGGGGGGCGGGGCTTCGCGGACGCTCCCGCTCCCGCCGAGCTCAATGGATCGCCCGCTCGAATACCACACACCTGATGATCCTGGTTACTGCTACCTGTTGTTGATGGAACCAAAGAACTGGACGCGTGGGGGCTATGCTCTGGGACCTGCACCCCTGGTGCGCGACCTAGTCGCGAGCAACCTCGTCGATAGAGTTCGGTTCATGGCCTGTAAAGTATGGACCACCAACCTACCCAAGATGTTGCATGTCACCTCCGCCGATTTTACTCCTGCCAGCGATAAAACGCAGATGGTACAAAATTGGCAGCGGTGTCTGGACATGCGGTTGGGCCTTTCTGAAGGCACCACTTATCAGACCATTTACAACGCGATTGAATCCATCCGCCCGTCACAACCATCCTTTCACGATCTGATCCGAACGATTCTCAAGTGGAGGGTCACATCGGTCGTTCGAAATCTCTGTTACCAACTCCTCGACCTGCCACTACTGAGGACGTCATTGATTTTCGCGTCTCTTCAGAACCTCCTCGACACTCTACTGACTGCAGACTTGCCCGACGACACACCACCAGAGCAAGCAGTGGATGTGTACGAAAGGCTCTTGCAATTCAAACAGCGCACACGTCACACGGTAAAGCCAGCCTGGGCCCCTATGTTCCGATCCTTAGCTCCTGCAAGGAAGGTCGAAGCCCCGGTACGTTACCCTCGTCTCAAGGGCATCGTGCCGGATCTAATGACCCTCCCGGATACAGAGGAGGATTACATGGACATCAAGAAATGGCATGCAAACCTAGTGGCCGACGCCGTAGAGTCAACTGTCGAGGAGTTAGTACGAACCACCGAAATCACTCGTCGCATCAATCGGAACCCTTACGTGGACACTTGGATCAGCCCATACGCCCGTGCTCACCCGTTGTTTGACAAAGTTCCTATTGGTATTGATGGCTTAGCATTCGCCACCCCGGACAATATTTACGCCTCTATGAGTCGCTACGGTCCCCGAGATGAGACTTATCACCTCTCTCGGGCGGACATGACCGACATAGCTGACGCTATATATTGGCAAAATCCGGAGTTGTACGGACATGCTCAGTTATTGCCTCCTTCCATGAAGAAACTCATCAAAAACTATCGAGCCAGCCCCGGTTTCCCTCTCCTAGGTTTGCGAATGCGCAAAAAGGAACTCAAGGACGCCGGGATGCTCATTAAGATAGTTCAACGGGCTTGGGACAGCCTGCGAGATCCATCTGCACACGTCGGCATCAACCACGTCTTTCCAAAATCTCAAGTCATTAAACTAGAAAAAGTTTCCCAGCCGGGTAAATTGCGGACCATCGTAGGAGTTCCTGTGGTCAATCAAATCCGCGGCCGAATCCTACACGGTGATATCAACGACAGGCGCGCGCCATGGGACGCCCCGGGTAAACCAGGGATGCCTATGACCGGTCGCGCGTTCAATCGTATGTACACTCGTGTGGAGAATCGTCGCTACCACAAATCCTTAGACTGCACCGCTTTTGACTCGACCGTCAAGAAACAAATCCAGGAGATTTCAGAAATGATTCGCCTCAAAGGGTACGAATGGCACCCCGATTACGAACACATTGCTGCCGCTAGTCAGGCCGTACAAGCCACTGTCTTCAACGGTCACTTAGTTAATTTAGTGGCCGACGTCGACTCGGAATTTCGGCACATGTGGAAGCATGGCGGTATCGCAACGGGGCACGAGTCCGTGACAGAGGACAACACCCAAACCCTTCAGATCTGCATCATCGCCACCCTGTCAGAACTTTGGCAAGTTCCCGCGCGCGTCGTGTTGGAGCGCATTGATCTTGAAAACGTCGGAGATGACAATTTTCTCCACACAGATGTCGACATCGACGAGGAACGATTTCGGTCAATCGCTCTCCGTCTTTGTGGTACAACTTTCCGATTTGAAGCCCAGTCCGAAAAAGTCACAAACATCGAATTCCTTTCGAAAACCGGCTATGATATGACCAACGAACAGCGGGCCGAACTTATCGCCGCTGGTGTCCCTGAAGTCAACGAACTCAAGTACTATGTAACTCACAACCCGTCAAGTCTGGCTATGCGTTATGCGACGATCCGCTTGGACGGACACACGGCTAACGTCCTCAAGCACCCCGTAGCGCGCACCGAGTTCTTCATCGAGCGCGCAATCGGGTATCTCGCACTGACAGCACACAACAGACCTATGTACGAGTACATTAAGAACGACGTTCTTCGACTCATTTCAACGGCCCCAATCAACCCCGACTACAAACTGCAACTCTTGGTCTCCGCGGCTAGCACCTTAGACCCCGAGGACCGAGAGCAATTCCACCAAAGGTTGAATGTTAAGGCACACCAATTGCCAAGGATACTGCACAAATACGCCCTTCCAAGTTACTCGAAAGTGCTGCGCGTTTTCTACGCACCTCTCGACGATAACTTCAACAGGAAGGGACTGGTGTCCAGTAACCTTGTGCTATGGGACAGCATAAACATTCGCGCCTATAAAGTGGATAGGACCATGCGTAAAGTGGGGAAATTTTTCCGGAAAGTAGATCCCGAAATGTATGACTTACCCGACCCTGTGGCTAGTTCGGATATACCTATAATGCATCTGGGTATTCGACGTTCCACTTTCATCATCGAACGTTTCATCTTCTGGCGCGCGCTAGAACGAGGCTGGAAGGAGACAGGAGCCTTGATGCCCCCCAATCTGGAGGAGTTCAACGACCTTTGCCGCCAATCTCCCTTTTTCGGTCAGACAGACAGCGTCTCCTTCATCTCAACAATCGCCCCGACCATCATCCATCTCTTCACCGACTGTGAGGAACCAGAAAAGCTCATCCTGCGCGAAACCACGCGTGCTCGATTCAGAGTTGGCCTCGTCTCTATCGTCTACACCTTTCTTGCCACCGGAACGAATCACATTCCGCCAGGCTTGCTTTCCATCACTCCCCTGATTTTTGATCTAGTCCCTCAGGTTCAACGGCGAGTGTTCTCATGGATGACGTATTCATATTGGGTTGACCAGGGCAGGGGATCGCACGAACTCAGCAATCTAACACCAAAGGACATGTATGGCACCTACAAGTTCATGGCCTGTAAGATCGTCGAGTGCATCCCTGGCACCATTGACATCCCTGACCCTTTCCGTGGATATATGCCTCAATGGGGCACATTGCTAGAACATGCAGCAATGTCATACACATGGTTATTGGGTCTCGCCAGCCGCAAGGTTGGCGCTACGTCGTTCACCGCTCACAACGAAACCGGATTGAAAAACAACGCATGGGAAGCGGAAGCTTTAGCTGTAATGACGCTTTTGGTCGCGGATTGCACTCGCGTACAAGGCTGTAACGGGAATACCCTCATATTAGATGCACCTACCGGCACCGGCAAGACATTCTTCTTCCCAATGGCCTGTGTTAATCGCACGCACTTCCAGATCGGAGCTAGCAGCTATAACGTCTACACGCATGTTGTGATAGTCCCGACTCGCATATTGGCCCAGGAAACCAAATGGTTGGATTCGCCAAACTACTCGTGGCGTTGGTGTCAAAACCAGCGTCGCGCGCGGACTCATGGAACGGACGGCACCTTCATCGCCGGTCATGCAGGGCACAGGACGATTAGTGTGATGACCGCAGGTCACGCAAAGGCTATCTGGGACCAGTTAGCCACGTGTGATGTGAACACCACTATCTTCCAAGTCGACGAATATCACTTTCAACAACCTGAACAGCTATGGCTCATCGAGCGCATGCACCAGATTGGATTTAAAGTTGTTATTTCGACGGCGACCCCTACATTGGCGGTGGACAGGAGACCATATCACGTCCATCAAAGTTCTTTGCAGCGGCAGTTTACCATTACTGAGATACCTTTGGCGACGAACGAAACATGGGCATTCAACCAGCTCATGCAATCGCCAGAGGCCACCTCACGCGGGCTCAATGATCGCATTCTCATCATTCATCCTTCCCTCAAAGTATGTCGACGGATCACCGACGCTATCCGTGATCGATCGGCCATGTTCCAGACATTTAGCAAAAAGCCGTTCAAGATTAGCTGTATTGGGGGTGCGGACCGTCGTGTACCGTCAGACGGGCACATCGTCGCAACCCAGATGGTAGATGCAGGAGTAACGATAAAAGGTATCAGCTGTGTCATCGACAGCGGCCTTTCAGTAGTCTCCCACATGCATACCACCCAGTATACAGTTCTATCGCGAACAGTAGCCACGCAGCGTAAGGGTCGTACCGGGAGAACTAACAATGGTTTGTACATACCATTGCGAGCTCCCCACAGTCGCCAAGACCCTATAACACTGCCAGATAACTACGAATTGCTCGTCAATATGTCCGATTGGCAGGTCGTCTATCAACGCGCCGGTATCCGACTGTCATCTATGTTCATCCCACATCATGATCATTTCCGGGATAGAGCCGTCAATGCCTTTGCCTATTATTCAGGGGACCTCTCGGGGCACTCTGCAATAGAAAGGCGATGGTTCTGCCGCGATCTAGATGTGTACCTTCGATTCCTGTTAGTACACTCAAACACGAACAACCCCGACGAAATGTACTCCGCTACAGATCTGGACTATGACTCCCTGTTGCGAGGGAGGCCCACTGACGCAGCTGAAGCCCTACACACTCAAGGTGTGCGGGTTTCTAACGCTAGTCGGGTCCTCCGCATCGCCTTCCAGACAGGGAGCATAATCTGGAATACTGCCGTAGGACAGGTCCCAGGGGTTCCGCAGTTCCGAAACGGGCAACTTTGTTTGGGCCCGTGGTTGGAAGTTCGCCATCCTGCTAGAGTAGAACACAAGGATACACCGCTTCCTCGTAACGTGCGCTCGGCACGTTTGGAAGCGGTGTTGAGAGGTAACATCAACGACAACGACATCACCCAGGATGAGGCACAGAAAGCCATTACGCATCTTGGCAACTCCTTCGAAATACCACTCACTTCGCTTTTCGCTCCCCGTTCTGACGAACATCACAGTTTGTTCGAGACCCCGACTCATGTCACAGAGTCGACCCCAGAGGGAGAAGCATCTTCTACACCTTCAATTCTCACAGCTTCAGGATCCGCCACCGCGGTTACTGGGGGCACGGTTACGGCCGCACCCAAGACGATAGAACCACCCATATCCGCATTGCGCGTAAGTGTGGGTGGTCATCCTAGCGATGTTAAATCGAGCTCTCAGAGTGTTTCCAAAAGCCACCGCCCCCATGTCGCCGTACCGACGGAGGAGGTTGATGTAGTTGATGTTCCGGACATCCCGGAGATATCTGCGGCTTTAGCCGCGCTGAAAATTAAAGGGGCGCAAGCAGGGCAAATTGCGATGTCCCCGCCACCTTTAATTGAACGCCAGAAGTCTTCATTTGTTCCTGATACGTCAGCTTATTCCGCTTCGAGCAATCTAGCTGAGTTGCAAGAGGTGACCGACGATGGACTATTGTACCCTAATTCTCGTGGCCATGGGTCCCGCGAGGTCCTCCCTGACGTTACCAACCGCAACGACGACGCTTCTTTGTTCCCGCTTGCTGTAGATAGCATGGTGTTTTTGACTGCCCCCCTCGAAGCCGCCACTTCACTGCCTGTCATACAGTGGGGTGCCGGTGTTGATAGCCCGCGCGGGGACGGTAAAACGCTCCGGGCCCGTGGGACTTCCCCTATCGACAAACCTTCTCCTGGACTCATCAAAGGAAATGATACGCCCATTGGGAGTACCTTGAGCCAAACTGCACCTACCAGTCTTCCACATTCTTCACCAGCCACCCCAGAGGGGGTGGTGGAGGAGGATGAATGGGAGAGCTAGGGGACTCACCGTGCCTTACAAACACGGTGATGACAGGATAAGCAGACCAGGTTGAAATTCCTAGTTATGTCTGTATAGTATTCCTATGTAGTTTAGGT